ATTCCTCGTGGACGAGCTGCTCCCCGGCGACCACATGACGTACGACATCACGGCGTACCTCCGAATGAGCACGCCGCTCTTTCCGATGTTCGACGGCCTCCGCGTCGACACCTTCTTCTTCTTCGTACCCAACCGCCTCGTCTGGGAGCGGTGGGTCAACTTCATGGGAGAGCAAGTCACTCCCTCGAGCAACATCACCAACCTCACGATTCCCATCGTGACGGGCACAGTAGGCGGCGAGGCAGTCGGCGGGCTTTTCGATCACATGGGAATCCCGGTGATCGGCCAGGTCGACCCGGCCGGAACCATCAGCCCGAACGCACTGCCCTTCCGCGCCTACAACCTCATCTACAACAGCTGGTTCAGAGACGAGAACGTCATCAACCCAGCCAACCAACCCATCGACGACGGCCCCGACGCCATCACCGATTACGTCAACGCGTCGGCCACCAACGGCCTCCGCAAGCGCGCCAAATCACAAGACTACTTCACGTCCGCACTCCCGTGGCCACAGAAATTCACGGCCCCGACCGTACCGATCGGCGGACTCGCGCCCATCATCGGCATGGGCACCAGTGGCGCGCAACCACAACACACCGGCACGCTCAGCGTGCAGGAAACACAGGGATCACCGCTCAACTACGGCGGATGGAGCTTAGGCACAGACGCCGCTCCCAACTCGCTCGTCATGCGGCTCGATCCGGCCAACGGCCTCCCGATGATTTACGCCGACCTCGCGGCGACATCCGGCGTGGCCATCAACACGCTCCGCCAAGCATGGCTCGTCCAGCAGCTGCTCGAGCGTGACGCTCGAGGAGGCACACGCTATGTGGAACTCATTCGGTCCCACTTCGGAGTCGTCAATCCCGATTTCCGGCTACAGCGACCCGAGTACATCGGAGGAGGGCAAAGCCCCCTCAACATTACCCCCATTGCACAAACTGCCCCGACCACAGGCGTCCCACTGGGCGCTCTGGGTGGAGCAGGTACCGCAGCTGGATCACACCACGCCAGCTACGCAGCAACAGAACACGGCTACGTCCTTGGACTCATCAACGTCCGCGCAGACCTCAGCTACCAGCAGGGTCTGCATAAGCTGTGGACTCGAGCCACTAGGTATGATTTCTACTGGCCCTCGCTGGCAGGACTAGGCGAACAGGCCGTACTCACCAAAGAAATCTACGCGATCGGCGCACCCGGCGTCGCATTCGATGATAGCGTCTTCGGCTATCAAGAGCGGTGGCAGGAATACCGCACCAAGTACAGCGACGTGACCGGCATCATGCGCAGTACCGCAACCGGCACGCTCGACAGCTGGCACCTGGCCGAGAAGTACCTCGCACCGCCGACACTCAACAACACGTTCCTAAACGCAACAACGCCAATGGCGAGAATCCTAGCGGCCGGCGCACTCGCGGCCGGCCAGCAATTCCTCGCGGACATCCTCTATCACAGAACCGCAGTGCGGCCGCTCCCGAGCTACGGGACCCCGGCCATCCTAGGGAGGTTCTAATGGCAGGATACTCACCCTACAGCTGGGGCGAAGCCGCAAAAGACTACGGCGTCCCACTACTCACAGGTCTACTCTCAACAGGAGGCGACATCTACAGTGCACAGGCCAACAGAGCAGAAGCAGAACGCAACCGGCAATTTCAGGAGCGCATGTCTTCGACAGCTGCGCAACGCTCTGTCGCCGACTACACCAAGGCGGGCCTTAATCCGGCTCTGGCATATGATCGGTCGGCGTCGTCTCCGGGAGGAGCTCAGGCAACGATTGGCAACCCTGTCAGCTCAGGAGTCTCGAGCGCACTGGGAGCACGAGCTCAGGCGCAAATGATCGAGAACAGCCGAGTCGCCAACAAAATCGCGCTAGACCAAAGCGCCGCAGACCTAGGCGTCAAAGACCTCCAGCGGATGGACATCCAAGCATCCGCACTCCTGAAGCAAACCGAAATCCTCAACAAGGATCAGGGCAGACTATTCGAAGCAGCTGCGCAGCCTCACCAGCTGCGCGCACTCATCATCCAGAACATGCTCTCGAACCTTCAACTGCCAGGCGCGCGCAACGAAGCGCGCTATCAAGAGTTCATCGGTCCGTACGCGAAAGGCATCGGGACCGCTCGAGAGGTCACCGGCCTACTCACAGGCATCAGAAACCTCACCGCTCCGAGGCGCTAACACATGACGAAAGCATTTTGCGCAGTACGCACCCAGTGCGACGACCTGGGCGACAAGATCAGCAACGACACCGCGCAACTCGAGACGGGTGAGATCATCACGCGGCAAGAATTCAAAGACGAAGCGGACCTGAACATCCTCTTGGCCAGATTCGGCGTCCACCAACAGGTGAGAGCTGACGCCAAATTCACTGAGGTCGATTACAACCTCGACCTCCAGACCGCGCTCGCCGCGGTCGAGGCGGCACGCCGCGCGGATTACAAGGTCCCCGAGGAGCTCCGCGCCAAGTACCCGAACTGGCTCACTGTCCTCAAGGGCGCTGAAACAGGGGAGTACGAGCATGACCTCATGCAGCTGAAGGCACGAAAGGAAGCCGAAGAACTGGCCAAGAAAAACGTGGCCCCAAACCCATAGTTGGGACCACTTACCACATATCATACCGAGAAGTAGATATGTGGACCCGACACTCCGGTCGGGAATGACGCCATCACGCTGACCCGGCAGCGATAGCTCGAGGAGCACGAGGCACCTCGAGGCCCGGGACACCCCCTCAGCTGAGGCTTCGGTCAAAATGTCCGGAATGCATCGACGACACGTCAACAAGGGAAGCAGCGGGCGCAGCTTCAAAAACAGGGCACGCAAGACGCACAAGGTGAACGTCAGACAGCCCCTGAGAGGCGGTATACGCCTCTAACGCATGCCCTGCCATCATCCGATAAGGGCATGGCGAACAAAGGCGGGAGGCGTCTTCCTAAACCGGGAAGTACCCGATGCGGCACCGTTAGCCCTCCCTTGCGGAGGCTGTCTAGGGTGCCGCATGACCGCCGCTAAAGCATGGGCACTGCGGTGCCAGCTGGAGCTCCAGAACCACAACAGCGCCGTCTTCTCGACTCTCACCTACGACGAAGCGCATGTCCCGCCAACACTCGAGAAACAAGACCTCCAGAAATTCCTCCGGAGGCTCCGGAAAGAACTCCGGAAACGACCACGAAAACCACGGAACAAACCAAGACCACCGCACCCTGAGCCTATTCGGCTCAGATTTTTTGCGAGTGGGGAGTACGGCGAGACGAGAGCACGACCGCACTACCATGCCATCCTGTTCGGACCATCGCTCCGACACGCAAAAGTGATTGAAAAGGCTTGGGGCAAAGGCAACGTCAAAACCGACATCGTGACACCCGCGCGCATTGCCTACTGCGCTGGCTACACGAGCAAGAAGATCGGATTCAAACAAGAGAAGGGCGAACGTATCGACCCTGAAACCGGCGAAGTCTACGAATGGCAACCGCCATTCATTCAGATGAGCCGACAACCCGGCATAGGAGGTGAGGCGCGAAAATTCACAGAAAGCTGGCGCATGTACGCCATCAGCAACGGGACACGAATGCCCGTCCCGCAGTATCTGCACAAAGCATGGGAAGCACAGGCGACAGTGGAACAACTCGAGCAACTAGAATATGAAAAACAACAGCACCGACAGGGAAAGCACATCACACGAAGACAGCTCGAGGCAGCAGAACAAATCGCCATTGCAAAACAGAGAATCGCAGCAGATAAGCGGAAGTACTAGGGACTACGAAACGATATGGCCACCAGTGGCAATCAAGGACATCGCGCCACCGATACCACTACCGAGAGAGCCGCCCGCTGACTTCGCAGCGGAGCTGCTCGTCACGGACGGCTATTGTCGAACGTGCGCCCATTACGAGCTACTAGCCTACGGACAACTCTGTCCGTGCACACACCACACCACCAAGGAGTGAACAATGCCTCGAATCATTGCCGCCATCGTGGACACACTCGCCAACGATGTCGTCGGACCCATTCAAGCATTCAGGCACCCTGCACAGGCCATCCGCTTTTTCAGCGATGTCGCAGGGGACCCGCAAACCATGATCAACAAGCACGTCGAGGACTATCAACTGATCCAGTTCGCCACGCTCGAGGACGACCTGACCTTCGCCGTCGCTCGAGACGTCATCATCACAGGCTCACAGTGGAAGGCCGCACAGCAAAAGCTCGAGGAAGCAGAATCACTCCAACTCATGACCGGGAAATAAACCATGCCGAGAGAAGGCTATTACCTGCCCACACGCGGACTCGTCTCACAACAGCAGTCCGCAACCATCGAGGCAGCACACGTCCCGAGGAGCAAATTCCTCAACCAGTGGACGCGCAAAACCGCATTCGACGCAGACTACCTCGTCCCATTCCTCGTGGACGAGCTGCTCCCCGGCGACCACATGACGTACGACATCACGGCGTACCTCCGAATGAGCACGCCGCTCTTTCCGATGTTCGACGGCCTCCGCGTCGACACCTTCTTCTTC